GAGAGAATGATATGAATGCAATAAAAATAACTTCAAGTAGTGCAGCTGGCTGGAATATAGCTACTGCAATTAGTAACTTAAAATATGAAGAGATAGAATTATTAAATGGGGTAATTGTAATTGATAATGATACATATATAGAATTATCTGCAACGGTCGGTAATAGAATAGATAAATTTATCGCAGCTGCGTGGCAGACTATTAATAATGATTTTATCGAGGGCGATTACTATTTAGATGTCACAAGCATTACAGTCGTTAGTGTTGATACATTACGATCTTTCTCAGTAACTGAGCGTATAGAGTCAACTAATCCTGACGATGATATATCATAATGGTTAATTTAACCAAAAAAGAGGCTAAAAACAGGCGTATAAGATCTTTTATTGTAGATACTATACTGTTAATTTTTAGTAGTACAGTATGCGCTGTTATTTTATTGAGATTTTTAACTGACTAGGAGAATATATGAAAAAGAATTTGCGCGGGATTAGAACAGATGATAAAACATGGAATGCAATTAAAAGGATTGCAGAAAAAGATGGTAGAACTGTTGGAGTGTATGTTGAGAGATTAGTTATTGCTGAAATAAAAAGATTAAAAGAACCATTGTAAAGATTATCGGTAGTTATTGTAAAGATTAGCTCTATATGCTCGTATAAGTGGCGTATAGGGCTATTGCTTGTATTGCTATATATAAAGTTTATATACGCCTGTATAGAGCGTATAAGCGTATAAGCGTATAAGCGTATTAAACACTAAAAGAGGTACTGTATGTGGGCGGTAGGTGAAAAACATCATAGAGCTAGACTATCTGATAAAGAAGTTGAATTAATGAGAGAGTTGAGAGAGAAGTATAAATTAACTTATAAAGTGCTGGGTGAAAAGTTTGAGACCAACAAGCATACTGTAGCGAGTATCTGCAATTACAGGAGTAGATACCATTAATAACCCTACTTTTAGTGTGTGCTATTTATGCTTGTGGTGAATAAATAGTAGGGTTATTTATGCTTGTGGTGAATATATTTATGCTTGTGGTGAATATATTTATGCTTGTGGTGAATAAAAGTATACTATAAGTTTATGATTATAAACGATAACGCCCTCTATCTGTTCTGTAGTGTACCATCTATAGGATATATGCACCATTTATATAGTATTTAAGCGGTAATCTAGAATTAATTTAAAATAATATTTGACTTATGTATTAACTTGTATTACAATTACACCTATGAACAACAAAACCAAGCAAAGAGAAAACCATGTTAGTCTTCGTATGGGTAAAGACGCATTGAGTAACCTTGTGAAACATGCCACCGCTGACGATAGAAGCGTGAGTGCATTAATTAGGATAGCCATAGATGAATACCTCAAAACCAAAAAGCCCATTCAATAAATTCTACTTAACAAATATAGACGGATGCAGTAGATTAACTAACTTAAAATCCAGCGAAAGTAAAGTCTTTAATATAATGCTAGATAACTTGCAGAGTGATAATTACTGCAAGTTGTCAGCGCAAGGGATAACGGATAAATGTGGCGTATCGCAACCTACTGTTAGTAGAGCCATTAACGGTTTAGAAGCTCAGTGCCTCATATATCGCATTAATCGTACTATTATAGTAGACCCCAATTACTGCTGGCGTGGTGATGTAGCATCGCACTATAAAGCAATGCAAGCACACTCTGAGCATGTGCCCTACTACTCAGATGTAATGTCACGATTAGGGTATCTACCATTCTAAAAAAAAGGAACAATTATGGATCATTATAAAACTTTTATCAGTAAGTTTAAGGGGCGGCTGACTTTTCAGTTATTCCCAGAACACGGTACTGGGCGACCTTATCACTTTACCAAGTCCGCTAGTGAGGCGTGTACTGACTTAGTTCAGAAAAATAAAGAGGGAATGGGTGCGTTCCTGATGATAAATGAGGGTGATGGTAGAGGTAGAAAATCAGCTCATGTAAAAACAATTAGAGCAGTATTTGCTGATCTGGATAATGTATCTCTACAGCACGCTTATGACCAATTATCTAAAAACGATCAAGGTAAGCCAAACCTACATCCACACATGATTATTAATACCTCACCAGATAAGTACCATCTATATTGGTTCGTGGATGACTTCCCTATTGATAAGTTCAAACAGGTGCAACAGGCAATTGCATTAAAAATAGGCAGTGATAAAGCGGTATGTGATCTTGGCAGAGTAATGAGGGTCGCAGGTTTTTACCATAAAAAAGGAACTCCACACCCTGTAAAGATAACTAATATTATTGAGGGTGATAATTACAGCTATGAGCAGATAATAAAAGAGTTTCCATTAATAGAGAAAAAGAAGCCTATATTTAGACGGAAGATAATGCAAGCAGTAACAGGAGGGGTAGACTTCTCCAAGCTGGATGTGGTAACTTGGTTTAACTCTCACGGACTCTATGATGGATATATTGAAGATAATATGCACTCCGTTACATGTCCTTGGATTGGTGAACATTCCTCCAAAAGTAACGCAGAAACTATTATCTTCCAATCAAAAACAGGTAGAGACTGGGTTGGCTTTCACTGCAAGCATAATAGTTGTCAGGGTCGTAACATACAGCAGGTAGCGGCATTGCTGGGTGATGCTAAGGAGTTCTGCTAATGAAAGATATACAGTTAAGAGAATATCAGATAAAAGCTATTGATGAGTTAAGGGCATCTTTTAAAACAGGACATAGAACCCCTGTTCTGCAACTACCCTGTGGGGCAGGAAAGACATATCTAGCTATGTATATGATAAAAGCCGCTATAGGTAAGGGCAAGAGAGTGGCGTTTGTAGTTGACAACTTGGAATTGCTAGAGCAAGCAAGTAAAGCCGCTGATGACTTTGGTATAGATCACGGTGTAATTCAAGCCAATCATTGGAGGTCTAATAGAAGTCATCCACTGCAAATATGCACTATTCAAACATTAAAGCGTAAATTTAAGGATTTTAATTTTGTTATAGTGGATGAGGCGCATTGTATGTATAAAGCTCAAACTGAATGGATGGAGAAGCATAGTAAAGTGCCTTTTATTGGGCTATCTGCTACGCCTTGGACTAAAGGGATGGGGTTACATTGGGATAAACTGATAAAGCCATTATCTACAGGTGATCTTATTGAAAAAGGTAGCTTAACTCCGTTTAGAGCCTTTGCACCAGACACGCCAGACCTAGATGGTGTAAAAACAGTTGCAGGTGACTATAATCAGAAAGAGCTTGGTAAGGCTGTTAATAAGCATAAGTTAGTAGCGAATATAGTTCAAACTTGGTTAAAGCACGGAGAGAATAGGCAGACTGTTGTATTTTGCGTAGATATAGCGCACTCAGAGGCGGTAGCAGAGGAGTTTAGATCTGTAGGTATAGCTAGTGAGGCTATTCACTCTCAGAGAGACACTGATGACAGGCATCAAATATTATCTGACTTTGCTAACGGAGAGATTAAAATAGTTACAAGCCGTGATGTACTTGTTAAAGGGTACGATAACCCCTCAATATCTTGCCTAGTGCTTGCTAGACCTACTAAAAGTAGAATGATTCATGTACAGCAAATAGGTAGAGGTATCAGGACAGCAGAAGAGAAGCAAGATTGTATTATTTTAGATCACGCAGGTAATCACCTGAGGATGGGGTTTATTACTGATGACTCCCCTGACTCACTTGACTTTGGAGAGAAAAAAACAGCCGCACAGAAAAAAGAGGAGCAGGAAGAGCCAAAACCAAAAGAGTGTATAAAATGTCACGCTGTTAAGCCTGTTGGTGTGAGTGAATGCCCTGAGTGTGGCTTTAAACCTACTAGACAGTCAGAGATTGTAGTGGAGAAAGGCACTTTAAAGGAATTAAAGAAGCAACCTACACCTATTGAAAAGGCACAATTCTTTAGTGAGTTATTGTGGTACGCACGCTCTAAGAATTACTCTGAGGGGTGGGCGGCTCATACATTTAAAAAGAAGTTTGACCACTTTCCTAGTAAGAAAAAAGGAGTGAGTGCAGTAAAGCCCTCAAAAGAAACAATGGGTTATATTAAGCATTTACAGATTAAATTCAATAAAAGTAAAAAGAGTAGCAATAAAAATGTAGATATTACCAATCCATCTACAGGAGCTTATCACTCTGAACCTAGATTTGGATATAATTACTCTCTACATACTGCTAAGAATGGCGACCCTTTTATTAGAGTAAGTAAGAATCATAAGTTTATCTGCTGGGCTAAACAAACACCAGCAATGAGGTCTCATGTGGGAATTGAATAGTGGCAATAAATATAAATAATACTACTAAAAAAGAGCAATGGGAATGGATTCAAAAGAATATGAGTGGATTAGCTCAGTGGCTACTAGATGCTAGAGACGCAGGATTAAAAGTTAGCTTAGCCTCCATAGAAGATATAGAACCAGAAGCAGAAGTCATTAAACAACCTTATAGAGGTAAAAATAGATGAATGAAGAGAAGTTACATAAAATCAGAGATACTATCAGTAAATACGCTAAAGCAAAGAGTGAGCGAGTATACCTGAGTGAGTATCGAAAATCACTTAAAGCAATTATGATGAAAGAAGCGGAGACACAGGGTGTTAAAACACTCTCAGCGCAAGAGAGAGATGCCTATTCATCTGATAAATACATAGAGCTACTAAATGTTTTAAAAGATGCTACAGAAATTGAAGAGAAATACAAGTGGAGTCTAATGATACTTCAGCAAGAGTTAGAGATGGAGAAGGCTAATATCTATCAGACTACCGCTGAAATGAAAAACTACTCCAATAACCAGCAGTTCAGCAAATAATCACTCTGCTACTAGAGTCTGACCGAATCTATAAGCGCAGTTCTGACAGCGTACAGGTATATTATTACCTAATATCTCATCGTGCTCAGTAGAAACTAGGTCAGGGCGTAGAAATGCAAAAGAGATACCCTCATTCCAGCTATCGACTCGCCAAGCCAAACCCTCACTAAGAGGTTCGTGATTATATCTGTAATTCCATAATGTACGATGATTAATATCTAACCTATTACCAAATGTGACTGTACCACTAAAAAAGTAAGTAGCTACTTCACGAGCCATTACAGCTCTATCATAGAGATTTTCTATATCATCTAAATTAACTAAGTGCGCACCCTTCCAATATGATTTTTCTAACATAAAACTCCGATAAATTTATTTTAAATAAAATGAAAATAATACTTGACAAGTACATCTACTAGATGTACAATACACACATTGACCTAATAAGTCAATAAACTTCTAAATTAACGATAAAAAAGGATTCCGATATGAACTATATAAATATAGTAAGACCCTTAAATTCAGATGAACTATCTGACAGAGGTGCTGAATACTCCCTAATGGCTGAAGAGTCATACAATCTAACAATACTTGCAGAAGCTAGAGTAGTAGCTGAAGAGTACGGTGAACCTACTTGTGAACAATTAAGATGTGTACTAGCACTTCTTGATTCAGAAGCTCCACACTTAAAGCCAGAGACGGAGGAGTCATTCTAATGGATATTACTACACACAATGCGACAGGCTTAAAGGTTAATGCTCGTAAAGGATGCACGAGCGGTGGTGATGATTATTTAGTGGTAAGCATAATTATTACTAAAGAGGATGGATTAGAAGAGATTGCTATTTTTACAGAAAATGACACGCTCCCTATAACTTATGAGAATGAATCAATTAAAACTTCGTGGGAGGTTTCAGTATGAACTTTAATGAATTAGTAAAAATTACAACTAAAGCAGCTTTAGGTTCTAAGGTTGAGACTAAGGGGCGTGATGGGTTTGATTTTTTATCTTGGGCGCACTCAGTACATATCATTGCTAGCGCCTATCCTGACTTCACATTTGAAGTAAAGCAATATCCACAAATATTTACTCGTAAATTAGAGGTGCTTGGCGAGTCGGTAGCTGAGGCATACACACTGCCAGAAGTTCTAGTTCCGTTCAATAAGACTTCACAAGGAATCTTTGTAGAAGTATCTGTCACAGCTAATAAAGTAACCAGAACTCAGGTGCATCCTATACTAGACGGTAGAAACCAACCTATCGCTAACCCTACTAGCTTTCAGATCAATACATCTATCCAGCGGTGCTTGGCTAAAGCAATAGCACTACACGGAGTAGGTTTATCTCTTTACGCTGGAGAGGACTTGGAGGATATAGTATGAAGATATTAAACCCTAATAATCTACCTGAGATAATCGTTAGAGCAGTTACTAATGATCCATACGATGCAGGAAATACTGATATATCTGTAACCTCTCTTATCGCACCTATTCAGCAACGGTATCTTCAAAAGAAGCATAACTCTAAATTAACTGAAAATGTAGAGGATAGAATCTGGGCGTTACTTGGTAGTAGTGTACACTCAGTTATTGAGAGAGCTGCATCAGAGGGAGATATAGTTGAGGAGCGGTACTTTCAAAAGATAGAGGGATATAATGTATCTGGTCAGATTGATCTTATAGCAAGTAACGCTCTATATGATTTTAAAGTAACATCTGCTTTTGCAGTTTTAGGCGATCATAAGCCTGAATGGGAATATCAATTAAATCTGCTCCATTACTTAGCCAATAATCCTGAAATTAAGAAACTAGCTATCATTGCAATACTTAGAGACTGGTCAAAATTCAGAGCAATGAAAGGTGGTGATTATCCTAAAGCACAGGTCATAGAGATACCGATTCCTCTCTGGGATAGAGAGAAGCAAGAGAAGTACCTGTTAGACCGCCTCAGAGGGCATATGAGAGCGATTGAGGATAACTCTATGCCTGACTGTACTGATTCAGAGAAGTGGGCTAAGGAGGCTGTTTACGCAGTTATGAAGAAAGGCAGGAAGACAGCGGTAAAATTACATACCTCAATGGCTGAGGCTGAGGCTCATATTGATAAGTTAGACGATAAACACTCAGTTACCGTTAGAGAGGGTGAAGATGTAAGATGTGGAAACTATTGTAGTGTTAAAAATTACTGTAAACAATACTTGGGAGAGTAAATATGGAATATAAAGAAGAAGATACATTTGTACTATTTAAGAATGATAAGAAAGCAGATAACCACCCAGACTATACAGGTAAATTAACTTGGAGTGATGGAACTAAAAAGGATATTGCTGTCTGGATAAAGACAGCTAAAAGTGGCAAGAAGTTTATGAGCGGTGTAATTAATGAACCTTATGTCCCTAATTCTGCACCTAGTAACGCAGGTAGTGATTTGGATAACAGCGAGATACCATTTTAATATCGCTATCAGTATAAGATAGGTAGTAGGTTTTATCCCCTTATTCCCTACTACAATTAGAACGGAGTCCGCAGTCCCGTTTATGCAACTGCCCTAACAAGGAAATGATATGGAAAAAGGAGCGAAAGCGCATCTTAAAGAGCTTCAGCAAGAACTAGCCAGAGAGCGCAAAAGATGTAGAGAGCAGATAGTTAGTAATAATAGTATATTCTGGAGGCAGGAGCTGGATAAAGTGAACTATGCAGTGCAAGCCGTTAGAGAATATCGTAAGCAGAATGACTTATGAATAAAAAAGAGAGGTTTGATTTATTAAGTGAGCTAGGGTGTATTTTATGCGGTAGACCTGCTGAGATACATCACTTAAAAGGGTTGGAGTTTGGTTGTGGAATGGGGTTAAAGGCTAAGGATCACTTAACTATCCCTTTATGCTATGACCACCATAGAGGTGCTAACGGTTATCATCATTTAGGTAAGAAAACTTGGGAAATGAAGTTTGAATACCAATCAGTATTGCTTGATGAGACTAATTCTAATATCGAGATATTTAAGGAAGTGAGAGATGAATAAAGCTACATTAGAGGGACAACAGAGATGGATTAAGTTAAAACTAAGGGTTGCACAAAGTACTTACAGGGAAAGACCTATAAAATTCTGGCAACAAGAAGTAAGAAAGTATGAGATTGCTCTTGAAGTAATCAATGATTACAAGGAGAGATCAGATGGGTAATGTAATCGTAAACGGCTTAACATTCACCTCCAGAAGCCAAGCCTGTCATCACTACAGCGTGAGTTGGTCAAGTGCTTCCGCTAAGATGAAAAAAGGAGCTTCATTAGATGAGGCTATTCGCATCCTTAGATCGCATAAGGGTTTAGTCTTATTAAATCCACATCATATGAATTTAATATGTGCGAAGAGCTGGGGATGCAATGACACTACAGTTCTAGCTAGGCTGACACAAGGGAGAAGAACCTAATGGA